TCTAAAACACCTAAAACTAGATCAGAGATGACATCAGCAGAAAAAAGAAGTAGAATAAGTCAGAAGAATAGAATAGGACAACCAGCAGGTAAACCGAGAAGAGTTAAATCTCTTAGGAGAAAAAAGAAATGACAACATCTAACTCTACAAACTTTGAAATAGACGTAGCTGAATATATTGAAGAGGCATTTGAAAGATGTGGGTTAGAAGCTCGTACTGGATATGATCTTCAAACTGCCAAAAGGTCTATGAATATTATGTTAGCAGAATGGGCTAATAGAGGATTAAATCAATGGACTATAGAACAAAGAACTCAAACTTTAACTGCTAACGATTCAGATTATTCTTTAGAAACAGATATAATCGACATACTTTCAGCAGTCGTAAGAAGAAGTACAACTGATTTTAGCATGACTCGTATAAGCAGAGATAATTATTTAGCGATACCAACTAAGACAACAACAGGTAGACCAACACAGTTTTTTTTAGATAGACAGATCACACCTAATTTAAAGATTTGGCCCGCACCAGAAAACAGCACAGACACAATTGTATATGATGCTTTGACTAGAATACAGGATGCTGATGGTGCGACAAACACAATGGAAATACCATTTAGATTTTATCCTTGTTTAACGGCTGGACTTGCATATTATATTGCTATGAAAAGAGCGCCAGACAGAATACAATTATTGAAAAGTGTTTATGAAGAAGAGTTTGAAAGAGCTATGGGTGAAGATAGAGATAGGTCTTCATTTACTGTAAGTCCTCAACTTAATTATTATAAGGTGGGATAATGGGATCTTTTGCATCTGGTAAACATGCTTTTGGATTGTCAGATCGTTCTGGATTTAGATACAGAATTAAAGACATGCGTAAAGAATGGAATGGTTCTTTAGTTGGCAAAGATGAATATGAAGAAAAACATCCTCAATTAACTCCTCCAAGAGTTTCAGCAGATCCAGAAGCTATAAGAAATGCTAGACCAGACGTTAAAGATGACAATAAGGCTTTTATAGTTTACACTAATCAAGGTTTAGGAAATTTAGGAAGTTTATTAACAACTTTTAGTGCTACTGCAAGTGTAGGTACGGTAACAGTGAGTGTAACATGAGTTTTACTTTAACAACTTTAACTGCATCAATTCAAGAATGGACTCAAAACGATGAATCTACATTTGTCGCAGAAATACCTTTTTTCATAAGAAATGCAGAAGAAAGAATATTTAAAGTAGTTGATTTAGATTATTTTAGAAAAAACGTAACTGGTTCAATGAGTAGCAGTAATCAATTTCTACAAAAGCCTTCAGATTACTTAGCCTCTTTTTCTTTATCTTATGTAAATGCAAGTAGCGAAAATGTTTTTTTATTGCAAAAAGATGTAAATTATATACAAGAATTTAATCCTAATCCAAGTACTACAGGAAGCCCAAGATTTTATTCATCTTTTGATATAGATAATTTTATAGTAGCACCTACGCCAGATTCTAGTTATGCAGTGGAATTACATTACTTTTATAGACCTGCATCAATAACAACTGATGATTCTGGAACTACTTGGATAGGCACAAACGCACCAGATGCTTTATTGTATGCTTGTCTTATAGAGGCTTACACCTTTATGAAAGGTGAAACAGATTTAATACAATTATATACTGCAAGATTTACAGAAGCCATCAGCCGATTGAAGATTTATGGAGAAGCGTTTGAAAACACTGATGCTTTTAGAGAGGGTTTAGTCAGAGTTCCAAAACAATAAAAGGTAGAGAAATGAGAAACAAAAGTGTTGCTATTGTTGCGCTAGGCAATAGCTTTTCTGAATATATACTAGCGAAAATTCGTAGTGAAAAATTTGATGAAGTTTGGGCGATAAACTCAATGTCTGGTGTAATTTACCATGATAAATGTTTTATGATGGACCCGCCCTCAAGATTTCTTGACACACCAAATGCAGGAAAACAAACAGATATTATGCAAGAAAGATTAAAAGAAAAAAAAGATATACCTATTTTTTCTTGTTGTTTAGATAAAAGATGTCCAGATGTTGTAGAGTTTCCTTTAGAAAAAGTTATTCAAAAAACTGGATATGCTTATTTCAGTTTTTCAAAATGTATCTGATTTACACTTGTACGGAATAGATTTTACACATAAAGCAATTAACTTTGCAGAGGCAGGTAGAGCTTGTTGTGAGTTTTGGTTAGCAATAGCGATTTCAAAAAAAATTAAAATACATATAGCAAATAGCTCATCTTTGCTTGATATGAATGTGCCAGATGATCAAAAACTATATGGTTATCATAGACTTGATGACCCACTTGTGTCTACAACAACACAAGGTAGTATGTTAATAACAAAGAAATCAAAATTAGAACCACCAGAACCATTGGACTCAAAGCCTAATTTAATTGGTAGAGACGATATACCTGGTATTAGTTATGAGGAGAAATAAATGTTTAATGTAGGAATATCACAAGCTGGAACTGTTAATGTTATGACATCTGATAAAGGAGGTCTAACAAACGAACAAATTGCAGATTTAGCCGTTGATAAGATAGTGAGCATATCAGACGAAGCTCCAGCACACATAAGGCAACAAGCCAATCAATTTAGAGAACATCTTAAAAATGTCATGTATCATTATCTACTCTTGGCAAGAAGCGAAGAGCGTGGTACTATCATTCAAGCCTTGCTATCAGGTGGTCAAAAAGAAACGGCTGAACTTATAAGGAGATTATAATATGGCAATAGCACAAGCAATGTGTACGTCCTTCAAAACAGAGTTATTGACAGGTACACACAACTTTGCAACAAACGGAAATGCTTTTAAATTAGCACTTTACGCAGAAGGTGGTGGTGGTAAATCTTCTACTACTGCAACATTAGGAGCGACAACAACAGCATACACAACAACTGGAGAAATTGCGAACAGTGGCAGTTATACTGCTGGTGGTGGTGCTTTAACAAAAGTTGCACCAACTTCTTCTGGTACTACTGCGTTTACAGATTTTGCAGATTTAAGTTTTACTACAGCAACCATAACTGCTATGGGTGCGTTGATTTATAATGATACAAACAGTGATAAAGCTGTATGTGTATTAGATTTTTCAACAAATAAAACTTCTAGATCTGGAACATTTACAATCCAATTTCCTACTGCTGACGCTTCAAACGCTATTATAAGAATAGCCTAACCGAACAATTGTGAGGTTTCATGGCTAACGGCTGGGGTCAAGGCACTTGGGGTGCTGTTGGATGGGGTGGTATAGGCAACCTCTCTTTTTCTGTTACTGGTGTAGCAGGAACAACTGCCGTAGGCGATGAAGGTGCAACTGGTGGCTCAACTGTAATAGAGACTGGTCTTGAAGCCACAGGTTCAGTAGGCACAGTAGCCGCATCAAGTGTATTCGTATTTAGTGCTACTGGAGTTTCTGCAACTACTGCTCTTGGCAATGTTCTTCCAAAGATACCAATAACTGCCGTTGTAACTGGTGTATCTGCCACAACTGGATTTATGACTGGTTGGGGTAATGATGGCTGGGGAGCTGGTGTTTGGGGTGGTGGTGTAGCCGCCATACCTGGTCAAGACATAGTTCCTACTCCAGCAGTGGCAACGGGTTCTGTAGGAACAGTTACAGTTACTGGAACTGGTATATTTTCTGTAACAGGTAATGTAGGAACAACTGCTGTAGGAGACGTTTTAGCAGCTGCTGGAGCTAGAGTAATTGAAACTGGTTTGACTGGCACAATTGGTTTTGGTGATGAATCTGTTGTAGGTACTGCTCTTGTTTCTGTTACAGGTAACGCTGGAACAACATCTGTTGGCACACCTGTATTAATAACTTCCACTGGAGCGCCAGTAACAAATGTTGTTGGAACAACTGCACTTGGTTCTGAATCTGTCACAGCAGGAGCAAATACCGCAGTTACATTAGTTGGAATGGAAATGTCGGTAGGAACACTTGCCATCACGGGTGGTTCTGTGTTATCTTTAACAGGAGTTGAAGCTACAGGTGAAACTGGAGAAGAACAAGTTTACGGATTAATTACGCCAACACAATTGGCAAATTGGATTGAAAGGGCAGCATAATGGCAACATATGTTAACAACCTCAGATTAAAAGAAATTGGAACTGGAGATGAATCTGGTACATGGGGTACTTCGACAAACACAAACTTAGAGCTATTAGGTGAAGCATTAGGTTTTGGTACAGAGGCTATAACGACAAATGCTGATACTCATACAACAACAGTAGCCGATGGATCAAGTGACGCAGGAAGAGCAGTATACCTAATATATACTGGAACACTGGATTCGGCTTGTACTATTACTATTGGTCCAAACACAATGAAAAGAGTCCATATAATTAAAAATGGAACAAGTGGATCACAAAACATTCTTATCAGTCAGGGTTCTGGTGCGAATGTAACTATTCCTCCTGGAGACACAAAAGTTGTTTCTTTAGATGGTGCGGGTTCTGGTGCAGCAGTCACAGATGTGTTTGCTTCATTAAGTGTTGTTGATTTAAAAGTACAAGATGACCTTACAATTAGTGACGATTTAACATTTAGTTCTGATAGTGCTGTTGTAACTTTTGGTGCAGATGGAGATACTACATTAACACATACAGATGGAACTGGTCTTACACTAAACAGCACAAACAAACTTTGTTTTAATGATGCTACTCAATTTATACAAGGTGGAAGTGGTACTGTATTAAACATCGCGGCAACTGATGAAGTTGATATTTCAGCAACTGCCATAGACATAAATGGAACTTGTGATGTTAGTGGTGCTTTTACAACTGGATCTACAATAGTATCAACTGGTAAGATAACTTCTGATGCAGGAATAGATATTGATAACTTTAATATTGATGGCACAACTATAGCTTTATCGTCTGGAGACATGACTTTAGATGGAGCGGCAGATATTATTTTAGATGCTGCTGGCGATGAAGTTATATTTAAAGATGGATCTACTAATGTCGGTCATGTTTCTATGGATAGTGATAATTTAACCATCAAATCTTTAGTCTCTGATAAAGACATGATTTTTCAAGGTAATGATGGTGGTAGTGGTATAACTGCTCTTACTCTTGATATGTCTAGTGCAGGAGCCGCCACTTTTAATAATGATGTAACTGCTTTCTCTGATAAACGATTAAAAACAGATATAAAGCCAATAACAAATAGCTTAGATAAAGTCATGCAAATGCAAGGCGTTTATTACAAAAGAAATGATGTAGAAGATGCTAGAGAGCAAGTTGGTGTATTAGCACAAGATATGGAAGCTATTTTACCAGAAGTAGTTCTTACAGCAGATGATGAAATACAAACCAAATCAGTAGATTATGGTAAAATAACATCAGTATTGATTGAAGCTATAAAAGAGCTAAAAGCAGAAATAAATGAATTAAAAGGAGTGTAATCAATGGCTCTTCCAGCAGTTGGCTCAGCAATAAGTTTATCTCAAATTCAAACAGAGTTTGGTGGCTCTAATCCTATATCTCTTTCAGAATACTATAGTAAAGGCAATGCTCCCTCCTCTGGAGCAATTACTATGTCAGCAGACTTTGGTGGTACTGATAACACTCCTCCATCTCCTCAAACATTTAGTGGCGCTGGTACAAGTACCTTAACTATTGCAGATAATGTACAAGCTATCGCAGTCCAAGTTGTTGGTGCTGGTGGTGGAGGTGGAGCAGCAGGTGGACCTGGAATATTTAATGGTGGAGGAGGTGGTGCTGGTGGTAATGTTATTGCCTATTTCAATGTTAGTGCTGGTCAAACTGTAACCGCAATTCGTGGTTCAGGTGGTGGCGGTGGAATGTTCGTACCAAATCCAAATAGAGGTGGTCCTGGATCAGGTGGTCAATCTAGTTCCGCTAAAGTTGGTAGCACGACTATAGCTACTGGTAATGGTGGTAGTGGAGGTACAGCTCCAACAACTGGTGGTGGCGGTGGTGGCACAAGTGTAAATGGAAGTACTTATAACGTAAATAGAAATACTGG